GTCTGTCACTATTGGAATAAAGACTGCTCTCTTACTTACACAAAACTATCTAGACGTATAGGCAAAAAGTCTTTAGATTTACTTATTGAGGAAGAGCTAATACAAAAAAAAGAGAACCAAATTAACATAAAGTTTTTAGATAAACAATATAAAGAAAGAAAAGAACAGTATATAAAAAGAGTTAAAGCTGCTAAAAATTCAAAAAAGAAATCTGGTTTTACTGATCCAACACACAAAAACGACAAAGAAATAAGAACATTATTAAAAAAACTAGATGGGAATACTTAAAGACGGCTACGGATTAGACTATGTAATAGACTATAAAGACGGTAAAATTAAAAAGGGTCTAGGTGTTAATTGTGTTTTAGACGATTATTTAAGATTCAAAGAGGGTCAAATGGTTTTATGTAGCGGTTTTCCTAACGTTGGTAAAACTTACTTTTTAATTTGGTATTTACTTTGCCACTCATTAATTAACAATAAACGTTGGGTTATTTGGTCTGGAGAAAATACAGCTGAACAATTAAAGATTAGTATAATTCAAATGATAACTAGAAATAGCTTAGACGATTTGACAAATAAAAACATAAAGAATTTAATAGACAAAATAGACTACTATTTTAAGTTTGTAGATAATTCTAAATTATATACCGCAAATGAGCTTTTAAATATTTTTAGTAAATTAGAGGTTGATGGATGTTTAATAGACCCTTACACTGGCTTAAATTTAGACAGAGCTGGTAAAATGTCGCAGTTTGATCGTAATTACCAATTCTGTAATGACATTAGAGAGTTTTGTAATAAGACTAAAAAGACTGTTTACATAAATACTCACCCAATTAGTGAGGCGGCTAGACGAGTTTATAAGCCAGGACACGCTTTAGAGGGTTATATAATGCCCCCCAAAAGCTCAGATGTTGAGGGAGGTATGAGCTGGGTTAATAGAACAGATGACTTTATGACAATTCACAGAATGACAAATCACCCTACTATGTGGTCTATGACTGAAATACATATACAGAAAGTTAAAAATTTAATGACTGGAGGAAAGATAAGTCAATTAGATAGCCCACTTAGATTTGATTTTCAATACGGTACTTACACAATTGGAGGTACTAATCCACTTAAAGACATACAACTATGAAAAATAGAAACATACAACATAAAGACGATTGGTCTACTCCAAAATATTTTTATGATAAATTAAATAAAGAGTTTAATTTTAATTTTGATCCTTGTCCTTATAAACATAATCTTGAAAAGTGGAATGGTTTAGAAATAGAGTGGAAAGAAAGAAACTTTATTAACCCTCCATACAGTAGAAAATTAAAAGATGCTTTTGTAAAAAAAGCAATTAAAGAAAGTAAAAAAGGCAAATTATGTGTAATGCTATTACCCGTTAGTACAAGCACAGTTTTATTTCACGATTTTATTTTGCCTAATAAAAAAGAAATAAGATTTATTAAAAAAAGAATAAAGTTTTGCGGTGTTAATACTAAAGGTGAATTTGTTACTAGTAAGGCTGGGATGCACGACTCAATGATTATAATATTTTAAAACAAAACAATGAACGAACTAGACGTAATACTTAGAAAAAATAAGCTAGATATAATGATTATTAAAGCTAGTCATCAACTAGAAAAGAAAAAAGATAAGGTCAAACAGGAGGGCCTAGAAACTTTGATGAACATATTAGAACTAATACACGAACTACAAGACGAAATTAGACACCAAAGAAAACAAATAGCTAAATTAAAATATGAAAACGCTGTAGCCTATAAAGAAAATGCTATATTAAAAACTGACTTTGATAAGTACAAACACAACTTAATAAAAGCAGAATTAGATTCACCAAACTTAAAAAAATGAATGAAATATTTTACTTAATGTTACTATCTCATATCTTATGTTTTTCAGCTGGATGTTTTTTTGTATTGTTACTAAAGAAAATAATTGATAAATAAAGATGAAAAAAAGAACTTTAAACGAGTATAGACAGGTGAAAGACTCAGTATATGAAAATCCTATTAATGAGACTGTTAATAGTATTTCTTACCTTTGTTCTATATATCCTAATAATGCTGACCTAGGGGCGGTCATAAGAAAACACTTTCAAAAATTATGAACAGTAACCAAAAAGGAAAACGTTTTGAGAGAGACGTAGCAAAGCAATTAAATAATAAGTTTAATACTAACGTTAGACGGACTCCTATGAGTGGAGGTATGAGTATTAAAGGGGATATTATAGACATTAACCCAGACTCTGTACTATTTGACTATCACTGGGAATGTAAGAACCAGGAGAAACTAAATATTTGGAAAGCATTAGCACAAGCTAGATCCGATAAGCCAATGGGAAAGACTCCAGTAGTAGTATTTACTAAGAACTTTGAGAAAGACTATGCCTGTTTAGAGTTTGAGGACTTTATGAATTTATTATTAACTATACAACAACTACAAGATGAAAACAACACTAGAGAGAATAGCTGAACTAATAGAAGAGTATAACTCTACAGATATATTTGACGGCAATAAACTAAACCAACAACTAAAAGAACTAACTAGTAGACTATATCATATAGAAACTATGAGAACTAAAGCCCACGAAAGCTATGAAAAAGTAATACATAATAAAGTAGCTGAAGGGTTTTCTGTAGCTAGAGCCACTAATGAGGCAAAGGTAGAAGTTCCTGAGATGTACAAACTAAGAAGACTACTAGAGTCTGGATATAGAGTGGTAGACGCTATGAGAACAAATATAAGTTTCTTAAAGTCAGAAATGTATAATGTAACAAAAGAGTATTAATGACTATTACTAACGAGGACAATATGGAACTTATGAAACGTTACCCAGACAATTATTTTGATTTGGCTATTGTTGATCCTCCTTATGGTATAAATATGGATGGTGGCAAAATTGGAGGAGATAATTGTGGAAAAGCGACAGAATACATAAAAAAGGATTGGGATAATAAAGCACCAAACACTCTATACTTTGAGGAACTTATAAGAGTTAGTAAAAATCAAATTATTTGGGGTGCTAATCATTTTATTGAAAACATACCAAATGCCAATAGTAGTTGTTGGGTTGTTTGGGATAAAGATAATACTGGGAACTTTGCAGATAGTGAATTGGCTTACACAAGTTTTAATACAGCTGTTAGGAATTTTAAATGGAGATGGAATGGAATGTTGCAACAAAATATGAAAAACAAGCAGAAACGAATACACCCAACCGAGAAACCTATACAGCTTTATGAGTGGCTGTTAATAAATTACGCAAAAGAAGGAGATAAGATATTAGACACTCATTTAGGTTCTGGAAGTATTGCGATTGCTTGTCATAATTTAGGATACGATTTAACCGCTTGTGAATTAGACAAAGAATATTATGGTAGTGCAATGAAAAGAATAAACGAACATAAACGACAAATACGAATGTTTTGAATAATAAGCTAATTAAGAAAATAGAGAACTTTATTTTATATATAGGTAGAGAATATAAGGTAGTCGAATTAGAAGACTTTAAACAGGATATTTTTATACTACTATTACAAAAAGGAGAGGATTTTATTTTACAATTAGATGAGGAAAACTCTATAAAAAAATATGTCTATAAACTTTGCATATATCAAATAATTAGTGAAAGAGGACACTATAGAACTAAATACTATATACCTAGTCACTTTAGCAGTATAGACGAAATAGAAACCTATAACAATAGTTGCTTTAAGGATGAGGTCTTAAACGATCTTATAAACTCTTTAGACGGCTTAGATAAGATTATGATGGAACAACTACTACTTTGCAGTGGTAACAAAAACTGCTTAGCTAAAAAAAGTAATATTCATCAAAATACAATACAATATAAATTTAAAGAATTAGCAAATAAAATAAAACAAAAATGGACCCTAAATGAATTCTATACTTAACACCTTAATAATAATATCTCTAGCAACTACCTGGGTGGATTATGCTAGACCCTTAATAAATAAACTAGACTATAAACCTTTTAACTGTAGCTTTTGCATAACCTTTTGGTTAAGTTTAATTACTTTTTTTATAACTTTAGACCCTTTAATACTGGCTAGTCCATTATTTTTACGTATAATAGAAAGACGCTTATTATGAAAATAGACGAGGTAATTAGATTATATGACAAAGCAAATGCCTTTCCTAGTAAGGTAGATATATCTTACTTAAGAAATAATTTTGACCCTATAATAAAAGAAAACTATCCAGAGGTTAGAATTAGTTGGGCTTGCAATAGTTGTGTAAAAAACCAAATGAGCTTACTACTAAACTGGCTAAACACTAAAGAGGCTGAACAGACTAAAAAGAAAAGGAATGTCAGAAAAAAAAGAACACCTAAAAAAAAGAGTTAGTTATGGCTACTTTATTGATGAGGACGGATTATACTATTATAGTGAAATTGACGGAGAGACTTTTCAGTGCTTTGACATAAACGGAGTGGCCTCTACTACTTTTGACTTTGGTATTGATTTTGAATTTTTAGAACTAGCTTACATATATGAAACTGACACCTAAAGAAATTAAAGAACAAAAGGCTTTATTTGGTAGTAAGGCTGTAAACTATTTTATTAGGTTTATGGAGGCTAAAAAAAGATGGCGAAGACTACCAGATTATTTTATAAAACAGGTTATTGAGAATAGTGAAAAAATATGACTAAAAAGCTAACACCTAAACAACGTAAATTTGCTGAAGAGTATGTCAATACTGGTAACGCTTCAGAGGCTTATAGACGAGCTTATGATGTTGGACCAGATACTAAATTAGAGACTATAGCTAGTAAGGCTAGTCACCTCTTAGCGGAGTACAATATAAGTACAAGGGTGAACGAGTTACAAAAAAAAGAGGCTGAGTCTTTTCAAATAACGCGTAAAGAAGTAGCTGAGGGTTATTTTAAGATGATTAAAAGTTGGGAGTATTTAATGGACTTAGCAGCAAAAGAAAACCTCTCTAAGGAACAGAAAGCTAAGTTTTATTTACTTAAGGAAATGGTCAAAGGAAGTGACTATAGAGGAGCCTATGATTCAATAGCTAAGATGTTTGGTTTAAACGCTCCAGACAAACAGGAAATAGAACAGACAGTCCATAATATTAATATCAATATAAAGCGTGGAAGCGACTGAAATCTTTGAACGCAATTACGATTCCAAAGCTAAGATAGTAATCAATAGAGGTGGTACTAGAAGCAGTAAGACTTGGTCTTTAAATCAATTGTGTGCTTTGTGGTTAATTAGTGGTAATTATGGTGACGGCAACTATATAAGTGAGGGGGTATGGACTACAGTTAGAAAGTATAGAACTAATCTAGACGGAACTGTTATTAGAGACTTTGAGGACATACTAAAAGCCGAAGGGTGGTATATTAAGGTAGATCACAACAAAACTAAAAAGCAGTATAGATACGGCAAAAGACTAGTAGAGTTTATTGGTGCTGATGACGAGCAAAAGCTGAGAGGTGCTAAAAGAAATATACTATATTGTAATGAGGCTAATGAATTAGAATACAAACAAGAGTTTTTTCAGTTGTTAATGAGAACCGAAAATAAGATATTCTTAGACTTTAATCCAGATGATGAGCAAATATGGATTAACCAGGAACTAGAAATAAAGCGTTCTAACGAGGTTAATGATGTTGAGGTAATAGTATCTAACTATAAAAATAATTCGTTTCTACCTAAGTCACTAATTAAAGAAATAGAATACTTACAGCAAACTGACAAAGAGTTCTGGAAAATATACGGACTAGGTGAGTATGGAAATATTAGCGGTCTAGTCTATGAGAATGTAAAGTATGTAGATAGTATGCCAGATTGTAGGCTAGTGGCTTATGGCTTAGACTTTGGCTATAGTATAGACCCCTCAGCTTGTGTTGCTGTATATCGTAAAGATGACCAGCTATATTTAAAAGAAATCATATACGAAAGAGAATTAACTAACCAGGACCTAGCAGAAAGACTAAGACCTATAATAGGTAGAGATGAGGTTATTTGTGATAGTGCTGAGCCTAAGTCAATAGAAGAGATATATAGACTAGGGTTAAACGCTAAACCAGCTACCAAGGGTAGGGATAGTATATTAAACGGAATAGACATCTTAAAACGCTTTAAAATAAATGTAGTAAATAGTAGTAACCTTAGACGAGAGTTTAGGACTTACAAATGGGCTACTGACAAAAACGGAAATAGCTTACAAAAGCCTATAGGATCAGACCATTTATTAGACGCTTTGAGATACGTTGCTTTAATACATTTAAAACAAAATAATAAAGGTTGGTATTCAATACGATAAAATTAGTATCTTTAAACATATTGTATTTAAGTTTGAGGAAGTAGTCGGCAAAAGAGCGTTGCTTCCTCTTTTTTTTAACAGAGGTAAAAAGACCAAATGCTAAGCAAA